GGAAGGGGCGGCGACGAACTCGATGCTCTCGTGGGCGAAGTGCGCTTGGGCGTGGGCGATGGTCTCGACGTCGGTGTCGATGGCGAACACCCTATGGCCGGCATCCGCCAGGATCTTGGCGCCGTAGCCGATGCCGCATCCGAGGTCGATCACGTAGGAGTTCGGCGGCAGCGTCTTGGCCGCCCAATCGTACCGCGCGGTGTGGTCCTCGCGCACGTCCTCTCGCCGGGTCGCAACCTGGCGCTCGCCGCTCTTGAGCATGGAAACCTTCGGGGGAGAATTTGGGGGAGATCGGGGCGCCCGCGCCAGCGTGAACCGGCGCGGGCTCGACGTGCCGGGGTCTCCCCCGAGCACCCGGTCGTCGATTAAGTGGCCACCGGAGCGTGGCGCGGGTTCGCCAGCAGGACCGTCGCCGCGACGGGCGGACCGGCCGTGATGGTCGAGACCAGCTTCGCTTGGACGTAGCGCTTCTTGCCGCGATAGCCGAGGCGCTTGGAGACGTTCTTGTTCGACCCCGAGGTGCGCGGGGTGCCGGCCGCGATGCCCGCCAGCGCTTCGGTGCCGATCAGGTCGGCGTCGGCGATGGAGGTCATGGCGCCGGTCGTGTCGCCGTGGAAGACGGTCGGGGTGATCGTGGCGTTGGTCGCGGTGATCGTGCCGTAGTCGAACTCGAACTCGACGCTCTCGTAGCCCGCGGTGTCCACGATGACGCCGGTCTTGCCGGTGCCAGTGGTGCCGATGGCCACCGGAGAGATGGACCGCTTGCGGCGGATGTTGTTGTGAAGGTCGTACATGGTGTTGGCCCTCCTGGGCCGCGCATGATGTGAAGGGACGAGTGAGGACCGGCGCGAGGCCGGCCCCCGTCAGCGCGTCAGGCCTAGGCCGAACATTTGAGTTTTCGCACGGCTTCCGGCAAGACAACTTGTCCACCGAGACGCTTGCGCATCACGAAGCGGATGTTGCCCGAGGTCGCCTGGGTGTAGGGATCGCGGAGCATCTCCATCACGATGCGGTCGACCAGCACGTAGAAGCGCCGGAAGTCGCCGTAGGCGATGGGATAGAGGTTCGCGCCCTCCGACGGCATGTCCGGCACTTCCACATAGGGATCGCCGTCGATGGTGTTCGGGCGGCCTTGGGCGATGCCGGGCATCCAGATGTACTGGCCCTGGCCGTCCTTCAGCTTGCGGACCGAGCCGAGGGTGGTCCGGTTCATCACCCACGACGCATTGCGGGTGTAGGCGGTCTTGATGCCGTGCTTCAGGCCGATCAGGCCGTTCGCCTGACCACTGGCGTCGGCGATGGTCGCCGCGGAGCCGGAGTTGGTCTCGGACACGTTGGAGTTGGTCAGCCACCCTTCGGGCTTGCCGACACCGGTGCCGGAGACCACGGCGGCGCCCTCGGCGACAGCGAACTGCTCCGAGGCCTCCATGTTGATCTCGTCGTTCATGTTGAACGCCGAGTCCTCCAGCATCTGGTTCGAGATATCGACCAGGGCGTACATCTCGTGGGTCGGGATTTCCTCCAGGCCATAGGTCAGGCCCGTGGTTTCCGACTTCGTTCCTTGTTCGGCCACCCATTGGGCGGAGAACTGGCCGGTGCGCTTCGGCCACTGCACCGACTTGGACGTGGTGCTGTAGGTGCGGACCAGCTGGCGAACCGGGCTGATTTCGGTGACGCCCTTGATGATCTCGCGGACGTACTCGATGGGGGCCAGGTAGCCGCCGGCGGTGTCAGTGGAGACCGAGAGCGCCTTGGCTTCCGCGGCGACCTCGTCGAACACCTTCTTGACCTCGGAGTCGAGGTTCATGACGCCGACGGTGTTGGCCAGATAGACGCCCTTAAGCCAGAGGCTGGTGCGGGCGGCCTTGGCCTCGTCGTTGGAGCCCTGGCCGGTGCGGCGCAGGGTGGTCGCCAGCTGGTCGAACTGCTCCTTCAGCTCGTCCAGCGCCTTCTTGTTGCCGTCGAGGGCGCCGAGCTTCTGGTTGAGGCCCTCGTACTGGTCGAGGGTGCGGTCGATCTTGGCGAGCTTCTCTTCCAGCAGCGGGTCGGCCGAGCCCTTCTTGGCGATTTCAGCCAGGCGGGCGTCGTTGGCCTCCTTGTACTGCTCGAAGGCGGTCATCACCGGGGCGACGGCCTTCTTGACCTCGCCGACGATATCGGTGGAGTCGTCCTTCCGCTCCATGCGGGCGGTTTGGTTACGCATGAGTTTGGCCCTCCTGGGCCTCGTTGTGGGGGGTGTGGGGGTTCGGATCGCCTAGGCGCGGATGCGCTGGGCGAAGTCCTCGAAGACGGACCGGATGGCCGTCATGTCTCCCGCAGACACCTCGTCACGAGGCCCTTGATCGGGGGCCCCGGCGTCGCGCCGGAACCAGGTCTTGAAGCCGGACACGGCCTTCACCGCATCCGCGCGCGAGAGCCCTTCGTCACGAAGGGTCGCCTCAAGGTCGCGCCAATCCTGCGCCGTGAAGTCCTGGGCGGTCTTCACGGTCGAGACGGTGGCCCGCTCGTTCATGGGGAACGTCACAACGCTCCCCTCGTACAAATCGAGCTCAATCAGCTTCCGCACGTTGGAGCTGCGGTCATACTCGTCGACGACCGTCTTGTAGCCGATGCTGGTGCTGTCGAGAGCGCCCGCCCGCATCAGTTCGTAGGTCTCGCGGCCGTCCTGGGTGCCGAGCAGTAGCCGACCCTTGGCGCGAAGGCCCTTCTGATCTTCCACCATATCGGTCCAGACGCCGCACGGGCGTCGGACGTCATGGAACAGCAGCATCTTGACCTTGGCCGCCGGGCGCCTCTGCAGCGACTTCGTGAAGGCGCCGGGCATAACCATGTCTCGGCCGAGGTCGACATTGCCGAACGTCGAGAGGTAGCACTCGAACTCGCCCTCGGCTGAGAGCTCCTTCAGGTCCAGTTCCAGAGCCGCGCCCATGGCGCCACGGAAGAGGCTGGCCCCTTCCTTCGTCTCAATCTTCCGCATCGGGTGCGTCCTCTAAGCTGGGGTCAGCCGGCGGCGTCGCGGCGTCGATCTGGTCTTGTTCGGCTCGGGCGGCGGCTTCGGCGGCGGCGCTCAGGAGGCCGTCGAGGGTGGTTCCTTCATCGACCAGGCCGACGCTGTGGAGGTAGCGGAACAGCGCCACCGACAGGCTCGGGTCCTTCTCGACGGCCACCACGAGGGCGTTCAGGACGGCGGCGTCGATCTTGCCGACGGCCTCGGGTTCCCGCTCGCCGTACTGCAGGGCCTCGCGGGCCTCGCGGTCGTCGATCAGGCCCTTGTCGTAGAGCTCGACGATGGACTTCCGCTTCGCCTCGCGGCGCGGCTCCAGTGCCGAGACGCCGTCGAGATCGGCTTCCAGGCTCAGGCCCTCGCCGAACATCGGGCAGAGCCAGGCGTTGAGCGCGTCGGTCGAACGGTCGTGAAGCGGAAGGACGGTGTCCTCGTAGAGCTCCAGCTTCGCCTCGCGGATGTTGTTGTAGGTCGACTGGCCGGGGATCACGAGGATATGCGGCACCCCGGCGGCGAGGCAGATGTCTCGGCCGGCGTCATCCTTGCCTGCAGCGAAGTCCATATCGCGCGGGCTGATGCCCATCTCGAGCCAGTCCACCAGACCGCCGAAGACGAGCGGCTTGCCCGCCTTGTTCGGGCCGACGTGCGAGGCGTCCAGCTTCTTGCGGGCGGCCTCGATCACTTCCGGCGGGGCCGATTGCATGGCGCCGGTCACTGGGTCCTTGATCGGCTGGAAGACCAGGGCGCCGGAGGGGCGGGCTCCGTTGTCCAGCAGGGCCTTGTTGTGCGCCCCGGCGGCGTTGTGCCGGTCGATGCCATAGGCGGCGGGCTCCATGCGGCCCAGGCCGTACCAGTCGTTGAGCGGATGGAACTCCTTGACGTGTAGGATCGGCCCTCGGCCGGTCAGCGGATCGGCCTGCCAGCGCTTGAACACGCCGTTCGCCTGGTACTCGTAGCCCGACGGCAGGCCGAAGGGGCCGGCGATGACCTTCATGCGGTCCGGGCGCGGCGCCCAGAGTTCTCGGGGCGGGGCGTTGTCGCTGGGCCCGACGGCCTCGAGGTAGCCGTTCCCCTCGATCACCTGGTAGGCGAAGAACGCCTCGAACAGGCTGGCCCCGCCGACCATGGGGCCGGGCTTCTTA